GGGAGAGATACCTGTACTGCCAATGACCGCCAAGGACGAGTTGTCGTTCAAGACACCAGACTCCATGATGAGCGGACAATCCACGGTGGATGTGATACAGAGCTGTGTGCCCAACTTCAAGAACGCCTGGAAAATGGTGAACTTCGACACCGATGCTGTGTTGTTGGCGATCAGGATCGCCACATATGGCGAGACCATGGATGTGAACTACAAGGTACCGGTGACCAATGAGGACATGACACACACGGTCAACCTACCGGCACTGCTAGAAGACCTAGGCAAGACCAACATTGTGGACGAAGCAACCACAAAATCAGGATTCAAGGTCAAACTGGCACCACTGGACTACCAGTCGCTGTCACAGATCCAGACTGCACAGTTCGAACAACAGAAAATTTATGCCACGGTATCAAACAGTGCGTTGAGTGAGAAGGACAAATCAACCCAGTTCGTTAAAAGTTTCAAAGTATTGAACAACATCAACTTTAGCATGTTGGTGGATTCCATAACAGAGATCACCACACCTGAGGGAACAACGGTGGTGGACCGGGCACAGATCAAGGACTTCTGTGATAACTGTGACGCCAAGGTCATTAACGAGATACAGGATGAACTGGCCAAGATAAGGTCGCAGGCTCAGATAAAGCCCATCAAATTAAAGTCCACAGAAGAACAGATCAAGAAGGGTGCACCGACTTCGTACGAAGTGCCAGTGACATTTGACAGCTCAAATTTTTTCGCGTAACACTGCTGACAATGGGGGACTCTGAAATAGTCTCACACCTCAAGGACTTCGACAACCAAGCAAAGAACCTCAAACTGGAATTGATGAAGATATGCTGGTTCATGCGTGGTGGCATGAGTTGGAACGAGGCACTGAACCTGTCTCCCGATGAACGCACAATAGCATCGCAACTGGTAAAAGAGAACATGGACACAGCCAAGAAAACCGGTCAACCTTTCTTCTAGAATATAGTATACTATTATGGTATTGAAAAATGCAGATAATTAACACTTACATATGTCCGAAAAAGACCTAGTCAAGGAACTCAAAGCAGAAATCGTAGAAATCACCAAGGACCGTGACGATGCCTTGGAGAAAATGAAATCAAAGGAGAGCCGGATGAAGCAGGTGTTGATCAAGTTAGAACACGCCACCGAGGACGTGCACCACTGTGGACACAAGATTGGTGAGCAGAACAAGGAGATAGCGGAACTCAAGGCCAAACTGGATACCAAGGGCCGACTGCTGGACGAGGCACTGCAAAAGATCAAGGACATACATGACGACTCAACGCAAAAAACAGACACCCACACAGACGATCCAGACCTGGATTAAGGATTTCATCACAAAGCCCAATCCCGTGTTCGGCGACCTACCACCGTGCCCGTTCGCACAGAAGGCCATGGTGGATGGCAAGGTCAAGTTCCTGGAACTAGATGGCATCGGTGAGTTTGGAACAATATTCACCCACATCTGGGACTTTGACTTCGACAAGAAGGACGTGTTGGTGATCATAGCGGAGCCAGACCAGTACACCGCAAAAGAGACCGTGGAGATAGCGGACAGGTTGAACCAGGCGTTCATGCCACGTGACGTTGTGATACTGGAGGATCATCCCAAAATTCAAGAAAAAGTAAAAACGGTCAAACTCAACAACGGCCATTATATATTGTTCCTGGCACAGCGACTGAGCAAACTCAACAGATATTCTGAGATGCTGGAAAAGGGACCTTACTACCGAAACTGGTCTAGGTCTTATCTCGAATCAGTGAAAGGTTTCCGAGATCCCGAAGGTTCTCGATCCTAGAGTCCCTCCTGCACAGCCTACGGTATTCCTTCTTGTTGGTGCTCCATTCCGTGCCCGTCCACCACTCGAATCCCCGGTAGTTGGCCTTGTACTCACTGCTGGTTTCATATCCGGATCCCATGTAGAAGTAACTGACGTAGTTGTTGGCGGCCCACTCTATCTCGAGGTCCAACGTGATGTCGGATATGGGCACGGTGTTGGCGTGTATGACAGATTCCAGTCCGTGTAGGTCCCGGCTGTCATAACTGTCTATGGTGCTGTAGTGGTCGTCCTCCCAACGGTACCGCTTCTGTTTGGTGAAACCCAGTATGTTGTCCGCAGTTCCGGTGTAGAATATCATGAACTGGTCACGGGCATGGTAGTGTGAGAATGGATCGTAGTCCTGCGTGAACTCCTTGCGTTTCATGTACTGCGAGTATATGTGTGGCAGTCCCAACAGTTTGACCATCTCGGATGCGTCAATTATTTTCACGCCTATCTCGTCGCCTTTGTACAGGTGTTGCTTGTATCTTGGTCTGTAAAGGTCCAGGTTTATCCTGGTGCTACGTGATTGATAGAAAACCTCACGTCCCATCACCGGATGATCCAGCGCCAGCCATCCTCGATCCAAGGCCTCGTGTTCCTCGTCCGTGTCCACTATGGCCATGGGTCGGCATATCACTAGGTCCTGGTGTTCCTGTTTGCCCAAGGTGTGGTCGAACATCAGTTCCATTTGATCTGTTCCTTCACTGTTGACAGCCATTCACGATACACGCGGTTATCGAAGTGGCAACCGTCCTCCTGCAGGCCGTTGTTGCGGTGGCAGTAGGTGTGCGGATCGGAGTCTATCCAACATCTCTTGTTCAGTATCGACGGGAAACCGTCGATCTTGCCGTCGTAGTTCTCCTCTTCCGGTGTTGCCGGATTGGTTATGTCGTAGAAAAAATTCCAATTGTAGGGTATGCCCGTGGATTCCAAAAAATTTATGGCACCCGCCACACTGTGTACGCTCATCTCTGCCACGTGTTGGTAGTTGCCGTCCTGCCAGTACAGTGGCATGAACATCTCGTTGGTACGGTCCTCGCCCAGCCAACTGCCCACCTTGCCGCCCGAACAGAAGAACCTGTGTCGATATGTTTTTATGTTGTTCTTGTATCCGCCCGGTATGTCAAAATCCGGATGCACAATTAGGTCGTATCGCGCCAGTCCGGTGAACTGCACGTACACATAGTCCGGCCTGTGGTCTGCCAGGTAATCGTGTAGATTTGCGTTGATGAATTGGTTGCCCACTCCCCACCATGAGAGATTTTTTATAGTAACGTCCTCTCCGAACACAATGTCCTTCCAGGATTGTTCTTTTGTGGGTGGCGCACAATCGTCGACAAGGTTGCTACAACCTATGAATAGTACTTGTTTGGGCATAATATACTACTTAATGCATTGTCAGAGACGGCTTACGCCATCTGAAACTTCGCTCGCGCTCGTTTCTTTTTTTAACTTACGCAGTTGTGAAACTAAATGACGCATTTATGCGTCGCCTGTGGTAGATGAGCAGTCACAATTCGGCTATTTCTAGCCGAACCGACTTGAACCCTGTGGTGAGTTCGCAGTCACTATGCATCGCTACCGTGGTTGGGCGGTTGTGCTGTACCCATTTGCTCATTCATTACAACGCGAGCCTACCAAACCCTTGCATAATAGTTTTTGGTAAACCTGGGGTTTAACTTTTTCTAAGAGCCCCATCATTTTTTGCTGTGTGCATCTAAGGATTCACCTGTCGCTTGTTAGCCGCATTTCCTTGCTCACTGGTTGCGATGCTATGTTTGCCTAAATATTTTTTTGATTTTGCCTGTCGGATAGATACTGTTGCCTATCACTACTATATAACATTCAAATAAAATTTGGTGAACAGTATTGAGTTTAAATACCATCATGCAGTGGATGTTTGAAGGAAAACCGGTCGATGAATTACCAAACGATTGTGTTGGATTTGTGTACGAGATAACAAATACAACCAATGGTAAGAAATATATTGGTAAAAAATTAGCAAAATTTAAAAGATCCAGACCTCCGTTAAAAGGCAGAAAAAATAAAAGAAGATTCAAGGTAGATTCCGATTGGAGAGATTATTACGGTTCCAGTGATGCATTGCTGGAAGACATACAAAAAATAGGAAACGACAAATTCACCAGGGAAATATTATTTTATTGCAAGAACAAAGGTGAACTATCTTACGTGGAAGCCAGAGAACAGTTTGCTCGAAAGGTGTTGGAGTCTGATGATTATTACAACGGACACATCAGAGTGAGAGTACACGGAAGCATGATAAGAAAAAAATAGAAATGGAACTGATATTTTTATTTGCCGGAATATTTTTTGGATTGATAATTGGCATAATACCGGCCGCGGGAGCCACCACAGGGTTGATAGCACTGTTTGGTGTGATGCCTTATTTTGTATCCGATCCCTACCTGGGCGTGATATTCTGTGTGGCAGTTGTGGCATCCTCGACAACAGGTGATTCTTTCAGCGGTGTGCTGTTGGGCATACCCGGTGCCAATTCGGCGGCCGCAACCATGGTGGATGGATTCCCCATGGCAAGAAACGGCGAAGCATCACGAGCCCTGAGTGCCGCAATCACATCCAGCACCCTAAACGGATTGATATTTGGTTCTCTCACATTTTTATTTTTGCCTTACTATACCAACATTGTGATGTACATGGGAATACCGGAATTATGGGCGTTGGTGGTTTTGGCTTTTGTCACAGTGGGTTTTTTATCAACAAAGAATTACATCAGAAGCATACTAGCCATAATATTAGGTGTCGTGATAGGCCTGGTGGGAGTGGATGCCAACAATGTGCCACGTTTCACAATGGGCTGGAGATACCTCGAGGACGGAGTACAGATCTTGCCGTTCGTGGCAGGACTTTTTGCCATACCAGAGTTATGGGAAGGCTGGAGTAAAAGAAAACAGACAGTAGATGCCGCGGCATTGAAAGGCAGTTGGTCAGGAATTTTACAAGGGATAAAAGACACTTTACATTGCTGGAAAGATAGCATACGCGGAGGAGCCATAGGTTCGTTCATAGGCTTACTGCCAGGACTGGGTGGAGCAATGGCAGATTGGTTGAGTTATGGTGCCACGGTTGCTTCAAATCCAAGCGAAAAATTTGGAAATGGAAATGTGAGAGGAGTGATAGGAGCCGAGGGAGCCAACAATGCACAGAAGGCCTCGTCCTTTATTCCCACTGTGTTGTTTGGCATACCGGGAGCACCTTTTGCCGCCATCCTGATGGGATTATTTCTGTACATAGGAATAGATCTAGGATCACCAGACACGTTCTATGATACTCAACTATTTAATAGCATGACATTTGGCTTCCTGGCAGGAACGATCATCACTGCTTTTATCTGTTATGGATTGGCTTACTTCGCAGGACATATAACAAAATTACCATACATCTATTATTTTCCTTTCATAATAGCAATCATTGTCTGGGCAACCATGCAGTATACCGGCGGTTGGGAAGATCTTGCCACTTTGGTAATTTTTTCTGCCTTGGGAATAGGCTGTAAATACATGAAAATAAGCAGACCGGCGTTGTTGATTGGTTATCTTTTAAGTGATAGAATTTATAATTTATCCTATCAATTGATATCGTTGCATTCGGTTGATGAAATTTTTCAAAGGCCGATCTTTATTTTTATAATAATCTGTGTTATAATGATAACATGGGCGGGAATAACAAGAAAAAACAGGATAGACTATGCTTAAAAAAAGAATGATAAAAAGTGCCATACTAGTTGTCATACTTGTGGTGGGAGTGATGTTTGGAAAAATTGCAAAAGCAGATTACAATTTAATTGTGCCACAGAAACCGTCGGGCGGAACTTCTGTGTGGGCACAGATAGTTGTGGCCGAATGGGAGAAACACTTGGGTGAAAAGATCAATCTCATTTACAAACCAGGTGCAAGAGATCAATTGGGTCCAAACGAATTTCAAAACACATTAAGATTTGATGATAAAACAATATTGGTATCTCATGGAGGTAACGGTATATCATATCTAATGGAACCGGTCGATTACAATTATTTTGATTGGGAATCGATTGGACAAATGAACTTGAACATTATTGTGGGTGCTCGTGATAATGCAGACTTATCAAATGGTCCTATCAAATTTCCTTCGGGTTCAGGAATGACACCGGAAATAATGGCCATTGTGATGTTATTGGCAGGACCAAACGGTGACGTAATACAAACGTGGAATGAAAAAATTGTATGGGTAAAAGGCATGAGCGGATCTGAGAGGAGACTTGCGTTTCGTAGAGGAGATCTAAACGCAACGAGAGAAAACCCAGCCGCATATAAAAAACACGTGACACCTGTGATAGAGTCTGGAGATGCTATCACTTGGTTCCATCATGGGTTATTAAATGTTGGTACCGGCAAACACGACAAAGATCCTAATTTTTCTGAACCAACATTCGAAGAGTTGTTTCAGTCAATGCACGGTGTTGAACCAAGCGGTGACTTTTATGATGCATACAAACTTGTGAAAAGTTGGAGAGATGCCTTACAAAAAGCATTTTGGGTAAACAGAGGTAATCCCAACAAAGATAAATTGGTTGATGCACTGAATAGGATGATCAACGATCCAGAATCTATAAAGGCAATCGAAAAGAATGTTGGAAAATACGAATGGAGAACAGGCACAGACGGTGATGCCGCTGTGAGAACACTGAAATCATTTATAACACCAACAGCATTGAAAACATTGACCAATTTTGGAAAAAATCAGTTGGGATATAACACAGTCTATAAGGAACAACTAACCAAATAACAATGTACATATTGTTCACAGGGGCGCCGGGATCAAAGTGGAGCAGTGTGGTCAAGAACATCTACTGGAGTGATGACATAGATCACACGGACTATTCTGATCAGAGAACCTACTGGCACGATGCCGACACCCCCGGACACAGACAACTCATGCACACAGGAGCATACTGGGATCCAGGCATGGAGTTTGAAAATTCAAAAGAAAATTGGGATAAGCCATTCTCAGGCACAGGCAAGAGGATCATAAAATCACACACGTTTGCACACCAACTTAATGAATTGAAGGTGTTGGGATATCCTATAGTGATTGTTCGAAGGAACAACCTAGAGTGTTATGACTGGTGGAAATTGTGTGGAGAATTCAATATCACATATCCCAACTATCAATACTTTGAGAACTTAGACCGGATGTGGACGCACATTCAGGATCAAAACACAGATATTGCACAGTTCATACAGCAAAATCTAGACAGAATAATTTGTCCTGTGGACAACTTTGATCTGTGCCGGGTTCTAGGAATAAAAGAACCAGGCCCCAGGGACATCATACATACACATAACTACGCGAACAAGGATATCAAGGTATATGTCTACAAGTAATTGGAAAGATGCAAAAGCAAGAAGCAACTACCACTTCAACAAATGGCACCGGGATACCGACTGCGTACAACATCTAGGTAAATTCACTGGCGGTTGGCAAACAGAAATACAATCGGTGATCGATGATGCCAAACCATTGAATTGGGCCAATCGTAGGGAAGGCACAGGTAGACCAGACGGTGATGTACAAGCAGAAGAAAATGATTTAATAAAAGCAGGTGCGGATCCCAAAATGACCATATACAGAGGTTTAAAAGATTTTTCAAAATGCCCCACACTCCAAAGAATGACCGATTTCTTTTGTTTGGAACCGGTAAAATCTAAGTTACACATACAATTTACTGGTGAGGTATTGAATATGCACATAGACAAATTATATGATTTAGATGCTGATCCAAATAATGTTATACGTATAATGGTGATGTTGCAGGATTGGGAACCCGGTCAGTTCCTGATGTATGGTAACCAGCAATTTGACAGATGGAGATCCGGTGATATACACACGTTCGATTGGCAAAACTTACCACACGCCACAGCAAACGCCAGCAACAAGCCAAGACCCATGTTGGTCATCACGGGTGTAAAAAGTGACAAAACAAATAATCTTTTACAGAAGGAAATTAAAAAAAGGATATGAACGAAATGGAAACAAGTTATTTTCGTGATAATTGGAAACCCAATTATTCAAAATTTAAATATTCAGGATGGGCGTTATTGGATAAAATTAATAAAACTGATCAAATATTAGATATAGGTTGTGGTTATAATTTATTCAAAGAAAAATTAGGTGATAGATTATATGGTATAGATCCTGCCAACGACAATGCAGATGAGGTTATAAGTTGGGAAGATTATGAGCCACATAAAAAGTTTAACGTGTATTTTGCTCTCGGAAGTTTAAATTTTGGAACAGAACAAGAAGTGGAATTTCAAATAGCCAAGTTATCAAGAATAACCAATACCGGTGATAGAATATACTGGAGACAGAATCCAGGCACGGGAGATCATCCATGGAAGGGAGTTGAATCTGTGAGATTTTATCCGTGGTCAATTGATAAAAATGTGGAATGGTGCGACAAGTATAACTTTACACTGAAAGAAATTTTGGAAGACAGTGGTAATAGATTATACGCCGAGTGGATCAAAAAATAATCAAAAATACAGAAATAAAAAAAGCCCATGTATTTTAAAAGTACATGGGCTCTTTGTTGTTATAACAAAAAAGAAGAAGTAATATTATTCAGCGGCAGGAGCCGATGCGGCTTTTTCTGCGTTCTTAGTTTCTTGAATTTCTTTTCTTCTTGCTTTAATCAATTTGCCAAGTTCAGCAAGTGCTTTTCTGGCTCTTGTTGCTGATGCCTTAACACCTTTTTCCGTGAATTTTGAATTCTCTTCGGAATAAGTTTGAATTGCTGTCATTATTGACTCGTGTGTTGCTGACATTTGTTCTCCTTTGTATTGTGTTAATTAATTAACTATATTCGTATTGTACGACGCTATTTGTGGTTTAGTCAACCTAAATAATAACTTCAACATCGTTGGCATAATTGGTAAAACCGTTTTCTTTTACCACTTTTAACACAGAGTTTACTCTGCTTACCAACTCGTCCTTGTGTGATATCAAGAATATATTTTTTTGTTGTTTACGAGCCATGTCCTTCAAAACTGCCATGGCAGATTCCACACCCGATGTGTCCATTCCTGCATCAATAAGTTCGTCAATGAACAGTAAGTTGATCTGTTGATAAAGACTTTCCCACACATCTCTGAATGCCCAACTCAACGAAAGTATCAATCTGTTACGTTCGCCTCGACTTAAATTATCAAAATCCAGTTCTCTGCCCAGTTCTTCGATTTGCACAGTTAAATCTGATTGGAAAGTCACTGTGTGAGGTAATTTAACTTGTGACAAGTACCATGCCAGACGTTGATTTAGATATGTTAAGTTTTGTTCGATAATTCGTGTTCGAATGAACGAATCTTTTGCAGTAAGTAGTTTGTATAAAAAATCTTGATGTTTTAACAAATCTTCTAGTTCGTTGACTTTAGTATAATCAACTTTTTGTAATGCGGATTTAGTCAGTTCTTCGATTTGTTCTTGATATGGATTTTCTTTGTTTTCTGTTTGTTCTAGTTGTCTTTTTAGGTCTGCCAGTGATCCTTTATGATTATAGGCGTCATCGATGGTATCATAATAAGTGTCGGGTAAAATACCAATATCTCCAATTGCTGAAATGTTTTTATTAATTGCATCTAAATCACTAGTTAATTTTGTTTCGTCTTTTTGTAACTCGTCAAGATCATTTTCCAGTTTTGATAACAACTGTTGATGTTTTTCATCATGTAAAGTCTGTTCACAAGTGGGACACTTGGCTTCTTTGGCATATTCAATATCTTTCTGTTTCAACCCAATTTGTTTGACTGTTTTAGTCAAACTGTCTTCGTGGTATGCTTTCTCTTTTTCCAAACTTCTTAATGCTTTTGAATTTTCTTCGTGTTTTTGTATTTGTTTGTGTAAATCTAGTTCTTTTTCAATATCTACCTTTTCTAGATCGCTAATGGCAAATTTAAATTTTTTAATATCGTCTTTTTGTTGAGTTTCCCACGCAGAGTTTCTTAATTTTAAATTTTTAATTGATTCGTTAATTTTTTCATTTGAACTGACAATCGAATCTAATTTAAATTTTTCTGTTGTTGCGTCATCTTTAGTTGCCTTCATTTGTGCTTTAAGCAAGTCTGCTTTCTCTGAAAGTATTGTTATACCCAAAAGTTGTTCAATAATTTCTCTTTGTTCTGCTTGTTTTGTTGCCAAGAAGGGTTGTGAATATGTGTTTAATGCCATGATATTTTTAAACATAGCATGAGTCATGCCGATCAATTTGTTTATTTCATGTTGCGTTTCTCTGTTTTCACCTTGTGCTTCGTTTGACTCTTGTTCTATGTCGTTGGCGTAGAACCTAAGCACCTGAGGTTTTCTCCCCCTCTCAATTTTATATTTGATACCATTCTTTTCAAATTCAACACCGACCACCATGTCTTTGTTGTTGGTCTTATTAACTAGATTATCTTTTCTTATATTTGTCAGTGCTTCACCAAAAAATGCGTAACTTATGGCATTGATTATAGTTGTTTTACCTGTTCCGTTTCTTGCACCAGCATCGTCACCTCCAAGATCCATGTTTTCACCAATCACTAAAACAAGATTTTTACCTTGGAAGTTAATGGCCTGTGCCTGATTACCAACAGAAAGAAAATTCTTCACAGTTAATGTTTTAATAGTCAGCATCTATTTTTTTTCCTGTTGTTTCCTCCAACGCCAATAACCAGCAATCCATTCCTTTTGCGTGGGTTTACGATACAAGAAATCGTTGATTATATTAATTTCTTTGGGTTCGGATTTTAAAATCTGCATAAGTTTTTTCTTTGTTATTTTTTTAGTTGTTGACATCTAGATTGTTGTATATGGCCATTAGTATTTGTTTATCGTATGTTTTTGAATCTACGCTCTCCAGTTGTTTGATCACGATTTGATCAACCGAATCAAACTTTTCAATGTGTACTGTTGGTTGATCAACAGTGTCTAGTTGTTCTGGTATCAATTGTAATTCTCTCAATTTATATTTCTCTAAAAATGTTTCTCTAATGAAATTTGCTTCTTCGTAAGAAATTTTTATATCCAAACCAACACGCACATACATTTTTTCCTTCAATAATGCATCTGCGTTCTCTAATAGTTGTGAAATTTTATAATGACGATAAACAGGCATATTTGGCCAGTTTATGTATTGTGGTTTTCCGCCTTGTTCCAATATCATCATTCCTCTTTCGTCATCGCCGGCATCCGCGTAGTTGTGAGGAAAAGCATTACCGATGTAATGTATATTGTTTCTAACCTGTCTTTTATGAAAATGACCTGAAAAAACAAATTGCTGATGAACAAAATGTTCTGCTTTAATTCCTCCAACGTCGGGCATATCGACCATGGCATTCATTTTAAAATAAGGAATCTCAAAATGACCAAATATATATTTTTGTTTCATATTTGGAATTTTTAGATACTCTTCCGGTTCTAACCATGGAATGATTGCTACATCGTCGTTTTCGATCCAACTGTTTACTAGATGTACGTTGGGAATATTTCTTGCGAACTCCATGGAGTTGATTTCTCTTTTTTCCCTATAGAATAAATCATGGTTGCCCATGATCACATACACTTTTTCAAATGCCTTACCTAATCGCTCGATGTTAGAAACAGTATAATTCATGGTACTAACATTGGTAGAACTTCTATGATGATGCCAATCACCCAAGAAGATACAAGTTTCACAGTTGTTTTCTTTTGCTGTTTTTATAAACCAATGGATGAATTCTTCACAGTCGTCGTTGTGTATTCTGGAATTTCCTTTAAGGCCAAAGTGTATGTCCGTAAAACAGGCCACTTTTTTAAATGTTGTCATGTGTTACTTTCTTACTTTTTCAAAATCTTTCGCAGTCAGTGTACCCGACTTTTTCATTTTCTTGTTTAGTTCAGCAATTGCTTTTTTAGTATACACTGTTACCGGAGAAGGTTCAACTGTTCTTTCTATCTTATCTCCGTTGTTGGTCATGTAATAACTTTTCTTTATTTTCTTTTTCTTTAAAGAATTTTCTCTGTCTTCTCTCTCGGATTTTGCAATTTCTTCGTTTTTTGATTGTCTAGTATAACTAGGCATCAAGTTATTCAGTTCCATTATGTCATCTCGAATATTTTGATTTTTTTTCTCAATGTTCAATATACGAGTGAATGAATTTGTTATGGCCGCGGTGTAATAAGCAAAAGGATTGTCTGATTTGGATTCGTCGAATTGTAATCCTATCTGTGATAGTTGCATTAATGCCTGTGACTGCATTTCATCATTGTAAGTGTAACCTCTCCAGTTGCTTCTTGTACCATATCTTTCACACAGTTTCATGTACATCAAAGCCAACTTGTTGGTCATTTTTCCATGATCTATTGAAAACTGTCCGTTAATCATTCCGCCAGTCCAGTGACTTTTGCCAACACATTTTGGTTTGCCCTTTTCGTCGATCCTATAGTGTTGAAAAGGTGGAAAATTAATTTTCGTATGAGTATCTGCCTCAGTTTTTGGTCTCTTTTTTCTTTGCAAGTCTTCGGGTATGTGTTCAAAGGTCATCACACGAAAAACAATATCTGTCTTGGAAATTTTTCTAGGAGAAACTTCAAAGTCGCTCATCTTTATTCTCTTGTTTCCACCAGACTTGGCCTGTTCCCAGGCTTCCTGTGTCAATCTTTTTGCTTTGGCCTTGCGGGCCCTTGCGATGTTGGCACCATTGATTTTTTTGATGTCGGGCACGATTATATCGTAGTTGCTATCATCGGGAGACACATACGAACAGTAACTATTTTTGCTCTTGTGTATCTCGCTCAACAGATCTTTGTTGTTCAGGTAGTTTACTCTTTTAACCACTAAATTCTCCTAACTAATTAATTAACGTAGATTGATGTAAAATCTTGCCGTATGTGAATAATATGCGCCTATTAAAATGCCTATAAATATTGTTTAGTATACAAGAAATTTAAAGGAAGAGCAACCAAATAAAATGGCCGGAATTATAGAAACAGGTAAAAAAATAGGCACCACTATTTTCAATAAAACTCTGGGTAGACTGACCGGTGCAGGATTACCTGCAGGAGCAGAAGCCAATAATAAATTGAGATCTAATGCTTCGTGGTCGGTAAGAGACAAAGCGGCAGATCAGCGTATTAAGGTAATTTTACCTCCTGGCAGTATCATATATGAAAAATTTTTCGGAGTACCGCAACAAAATGCAATACAGGTAGATCCGGGTGACCCGGCCGGAGCCTTTAATGCATCGACAAATAATATTTTGGCACCTTTGGCAAATGAAGGAGGAGTTATTTTTCCTTTAACACCGTCTGTGATTATCAGTCATACAGCAAATTATAATCCAATGACAGCCACTCATAGCAATTATCCTTTTTACGCATATCAAAACAGCGAGTTACCAAGTTTTACCTTGGTTGGCGAATTTCCGGTACAGAACCAAACAGACGCTCAGTATTGGATAGCCATGCTACATTTCTTCAGGTCAGCGACAAAAATGTTTTTTGGAGACAGTGTTGACGACACAGGAAAAACAGACGGAATGAGAGGAAATCCTCCGCCAATATTACAATTGAATGGATATGGAAATTATGTCTTCAACAAAGTACCTGTTGTAGTCACAAACTTTACCGTTGATCTAAGGAACGATGTTGATTATATTTGTACAGAACAACAAACGGACAGAAGAGGACTGTTACCAACATCATCGACTGTGGTAGATCCAAGTTCTAATAAATCGTGGGCACCTACGCTGTCACAGGTAACACTACAATTACAACCTGTTTATTCTAGAGAGTCTGTCAAGAAATTCAATATGAAAGACTTTGTGAACGGTAACCTAAACGGAAACAATGGTTCAGGAATAGGATATATTTAATATGGCAAAATATAGTACAACATCACCTTATTTCGCAACACCTGAAAATAATATAAGTTTAGATTTTCTTGTTGCGAGAGCAATCACAGCCGAACAAGATGATATAGAATATACGATTGATAGAATATATGCATATCGTCCAGACTTGTTGGCATATGACTTATACGGTACTCCTCGACTATGGTGGGTGTTTGCTCAAAGAAATCCAGATTACATCGAAGACCCGATTTATGATTTTGCTCCAGGAGTTACGATTCGATTGCCAAAGTTAAGCAATCTTAAAACTGACCTAGGGTTATAACATGGCTAAGATAACCAAAGGAAAACCTATCACTATAAGGGCGTCTAGGAATTACAATGCCAGAGGGAACGATGGAGAATATTTAGACGTGGAAAGTTTTTTAAAAAATTCCGCAATGGACGGAATAACACAAAAAATTACATCATTAAACTACAACAAACAATCAGGGCAAGGTACAGAATACGAATTGCCTTCTCCTAACACGTTAAACAAATTTGCAACATACAATTACCTTTTCACTTTGTCTGCTTTATCTTCAAGTGATTTAGAAAATCCCGAAGATATTTTAACAAATTCTCCACATGATGTTATTGCCAGATCTGGTGGAATAGGGGACAAAGAGTCTTTCACGGCATTTAAAACGAGCACACCCGATTCGATTAGAAACATAGATGGAAAAATTACAACAAGAAAATTTAGCGAAAGTGAAACAGAAGGGTTACTAGATAGACTCAGACAGTCGGATAATGTATTAAGAAGGGGACATGATATATTTTTTGAAAGGGTAGTTATAGACAGTACAAATAGGCCAAACGAGCAAAGAAAATTAATGAACTACAATAAAATTGAAATAGAGTTAGTTGAACCCCACGGCATAACACTTTTTGAAAAATTAAAAGCGGCTTCTTGGAATAACGGGTTTCAGGATCATATAGATGCTCCGTACCTGTTGACATTGGAGTTTAAAGGCACAGATGAGTTGGGTAGAGAAATATCTATACCTGATAGCAAAAGAGTAATGCCGATAAAGATCACAAATGCACCCATGACTTTTAACAACGGAGTCACTAGTTACAATTTAACGGCTGTACCGTGGACAGAGTTCGCCATGACCGATAGGTTTTTATATACTAGAAGCACATACACAATAGTGGACAAAATTAAAAACTTTTTTTCAGCCGCACATCCGACGTTACAATCAGCACTGGATCACCTTGCAAATCAATTAACAGTGGCACAGGATGACGAAATAGAAAAACAACTTAGAGCAACAAGAGATGCATATGTTATTAAAATCGATCCACGTGTGGCCAATCCGGAAGATGGTACACCTTTAAAGAACCAAGGAAGTTCTAATTATAATATAAATCAAACAGGTGGATTCAAAGCAACAGTAAGGCCTGGCATGAGTATAGCAAAAATTATTACCGATTTAGTAAAACAAGCCGACTACTATAAAAACATAACAGATCTTGTTTTGAGAAAATGGAAAACCACAACAAATGTCGACACAGGAGATACCGCAGATACAGATTTCATGGTTCCTTGGTTCAAAGTCATTACAAATGTGAGAACATTAAACAATCAATTAGATTCAATAACCAAGATGCATCCAAAAATTATAGAGTTCCACGTGGTACCTTTCAAAGTTCACGTTATGAATTTTGTTATACCTGGAATGAGTTTACCACTGGCAAAATTTGCGAGAGTAAAAAAAGTTTACGACTATGTATTCACAGGCAACAACACAGAAGTTTTAGATTTATCGATAGATTACAAATACGGATATTTTCAAGCAAGACTATCAAATAATTTGCCGGGTGTGGCACAAGATAAAATGAATCTCAGCATAGGTGATAAATTTGCAAGACTGGTGGCTCAGTCTAACACACCGTATCCGGATGGTCTTTTACCCTTGAGAAGTTATCCGTCAATACAATCTTCAGCGAAAGGTTATCAGCGTGACCTCGATGGTTCACCGGTATTGGATGAATACTTTGAATATCTAACAAATCCTAGAGGAGATATGGTAAACGTAAATTTAAAGATAATGGGAGATCCAGCATGGTGTGGACAAGATCATTTTTTACCAGTTAAAAGATCCGGTCTTGATTCTTACGAAATAGTAGGTAGTCTAGGCAATTATGCATGGGACGAAAAAAGACAATGTTTTAATTTTGATCAGGCAGAGGCATTAATGAATCTTAATTTTAGATTTCCAACAGATATCAATGAAATAAAAGGAGTAATGGATTTTGCCAATCTAGAAAATATACAGTTCACCGGATTATATAAAGTGCCTCGTGTTGTCAGTACTTTTGAAAAAGGCCAGTTTACTCAAGAGCTCACTTGCGTTCGTTTAAATAATCAAGGAACGGAGATCAAAGTGCCAACAAAAGCAGAATTAACGGAAGATAAAAAAACTAATAAAAATACAATTGATTACGCCCCGATAGACTTACCAAAAGACGGTGGCAACTACGGAGAGGGAGGCGCATAAAATTATGGCATTCAATCAAGGTGATACTTCTACTCCTAATTTACACATCAATAGTACATCTTATACACAAATAAATCCAGGACCTTACATAGGTATAATAAAATCAAACGATGATCCTTCGCGAATGGGAACTTTAAAAGTGGCTATCCCTTCATTGTCGAACACAAACAACCCTTCAACTGATCAATTATACATTGTAAAATATCTACCTCATTTCTATGGTATAAAAAGTACAAATGGTGTTGATGCTACCGATATAACAAAATATGATTCTTCTCAACATTCTTATGGAATGTGGATGAATCCACCTGACATCGACACAAGGGTAATGGTCATATTTGTTGAAGGAAATGTTTCTGAAGGATATTGGATAGGATGTGTTCCGGAACCTTATATGAACAACATGATTCCGGGTATTGCCGCGGACAAAACTTATGACGAAGTACAAGCAAATGAGTTATCAGGAACTCCTAGCCAGACTGGAGGATTTAATCGTATACGAGACTACGGAACAGATGTGCTTCCTACAGGAGAAGCCAACAGGGGAGACTTTGCATCTGCATCGGCGTTGGGTATAGATAAATTAAAAAAACCAATGCATCCTTTTGCAGATATTTTAAGGAAACAAGGACTGACACAGGACACCGTCAGGGGAACAACCACATCAACTGTCAGAAGAGAATCGCCTAGCAGTGTGTTTGGTATCAGTACTCCGGGTAGAGTCAATCAGCGATCTAAAGGTAAAAAAACTCCAGTAGGTCCTTCGGACAAAAAAGAAATTAAGCAATTGGCAAGAGGACCGGGCCACACTTTTGTCTTAGATGACGGAGATGTAGACGGAAACAATCAATTAGTACGATTAAGATCAGCATCAGGTCATCAATTATTAATGAACGATACGGCAGGCGTGGTATACCTAGCCAATGCCGACGGAAGTGTATGGATGGAATTTTCTAAATCTGGCATGGTCGACATTTATGCTCAATTAGGATATAACATAAGGTCAGGCGGAAACATAAATTTTCACGCAGAGGGCGATATCAATATGTATGCCAACAACAACATCAAGATAAAAGCCAACGAAAAAACAGGTAGGTTATCGCTGGACGCTGATGTGTTAAGGGGGATAGGAAGAAGTGCAGTGCAACTGGATTCAGACGAAGGTATTTTAACTTTGAGAGCCAAACATAGTTTATTGACACAATCAGTACAAGGAAATCAAATACATCAAGCCGCGGGAAGGGTGGATCTAGTAGGAGATCAAATACATTTTAACAGTATTGGAAAAACTGATCTAGTTCCAGGATTAACCAGAACAAGTTTTGCACAACCCACAGGCACAGGAACACAAACAGTAGGACATCAAGATGTCACTCCTAGATTTATAGGAGAGATGCACAAGATTGACAGAGAACTTACAGGACTGACTGGAATGAGAGTTCCGACTCACGAGCCATATTGGGGTCATTTAGACAGGACCCCGATCTTTAGTTCTGTTGGCGGAGCATCGACAGCCACAGGAACAGTGGGAGCATTAGAAAACGCCAATAGAAATTCTAATTTATTTTCAATAAGATTTGCACAAGCGGAAGCAGATTTAAATGCCGAAATAGAAAAAAATATAACAACACCGATCAACTCGATAGCAAATATTTTTAAAGCAGATTATTCTAAAAAAATTGGATTGCCGGATTCCATAACCGGAGTTTTCAATGATTACAAATCTTTGGGAAAGGGTGAGATGGAATTGTTTAACAGATTAGTAGAATCAACAGGAGTCACAAATACAGGTAATATAAGACAGGTGCTCGCAACCTCTTCCGGTATAATATATGCCAAAGGAACAGAAGCCGCAGTTTCTGTGATTGACAAAGCGACAAAAGGTGCATTGGGTAAAGCACAAACTGTGATAAAATCAGCAGGTTCTGTATTGAACACGGTCAACAGTGCAATAGATTCGGTCAACCAAGTGGATACAGCAATCAAGTCAGTGAGTAAAGTAACCGAAACTTACACAAATGTCATCGGTAGCCAAGTCACCCAGGTCACCCAGGTTTCTGATGTAATAAGTAATATTGGAAACAAAATTGCTTCAGTGGCGAGAAGCATAGGAGATAAATTTGGATTTAAATTTTAAATATGGCATACTCAAATAACCCATCAAACAAACAACAAAATCAAACTCTATTCAAGGGTTTTAGTTCTAAAGCAGAGCAGAGCAATTATAAATTATATGATTTTGCTTTGATCAAACAAAATCTTATGAATAGATTATCGATCAGAAAAGGCGAGCGTGTGGAAAATCCAGAATTTGGCACAATTATATACGATATGTTGTTTGAACCTCTAACAAATGCCACAAAAGAATTGATTGCCAACGATATATCCGAAAATTTAAACGCAGATCCGAGAGTGAGCACATCCGACATAGTTGTGAGCGAAAACGGGCAAGGAATAAGTGTACAAGCAACACTAACATACATACCATATAATATTACCGAGAAATTGTCTTTTAATTTTGATCAAAATTCAACATTTAATCTTTCTTAATATACGTACATAATTAAAACAATAAATACTCGTAATATAAATGTATGGCCACTACAGATAGACAAAACAGATTACTCGTTGCAGAAGATTGGACAAAGATCTATACGGCTTTTCAACAGGCAGATTTTAAATCGTATGATTTTGAGACATTGCGTAGAACAATGGTTTCTTATCTCAAAGAAAATTATCCAGATGATTTCAATGATTTTGTTGAATCATCGGAATATATCGCACTAATTGATCTAATTGCCTATGTCGCACAGAGTTTAAGTTTTAGAGTTGACTTAAATGCTCGAGAAAACTTTCTTGAAACGGCCAGCAGAAGAAATTCAGTTTTAAGATTAGCAAGATTAATCAACTACAATGCCAAACGAAACAAATCTGCGATCGGATTATTAAAATATACATCGGTGTCAACGACACAGGATCTCAGAGACAGTGCAGGAAACAGTTTGTCTAATGTCACAGTTGGATGGAACGATGCTACCAATCCTAATTTCAAAGAACAGTTCACTGCAATATTAAGTGCAGTCAATCAGTCTTCACAAAAGTTTGGCAAACCGTTGGAATCAGAAAATGTGGGAGGAATCAAAACTGAAGTTTATGTAGTTAATTCCTCAAATAATGACTTACCAATTTTTACGTTCAATAGAGCAGTGAGTGGAGTAGCAAGAAATTTTGAGATTGTTCCAGCAACGATTTCAGGACAGGAAGCCATTTATGAATTTCCACCAACACCGGGAACAGGATTTAGATATGTTTATAGAAACGATGGTGCTGGCGACAACAGTCCCAACACTGGATTTTTTTGTTTATTCAAACAGGGCTCACTGGCCAGCGAACAGTTTACAATTTCACAACCAACAACTAATTTTGTAAAAACGATTGCAACAAACAACATAAACAACGATGACGTGTGGTTATATAAATTAGATGATTTCAATCAATTGGAATCATTGTGGACACAGATACCTTCGTTGACAGGAAACAATGTAATCTACAACAGTTTATCAAAAGATATTAGAAATATCTACAATGTCATTACAAAAAATAATGATCAGATTGATTTAGTATTTGGTGACGGAAACTTTTCTAATATTCCATCGGGAGCATTTAGATGTTATTATAGAACATCGGACAATGCGAGATACAACATACAACCAAATGATATGGCAGACATATCTTTTTCAATTCCATATGTTGATCAGTTTGGTGCTAATCAGTTATTAACTGTGACGGCTTCGTTACAACAAAGCATTTACAATGCATCAGCAACAGAATCGAATGATTCTATCAAACAAAAAGCATCGCAAGTTTATTATTCTCAAAACAGAATGATAACAGCAGAAGATTACAATGTTGTACCTTTATCAGTATCACAGGAAATTATAAAAGTAAAATCAGTCAACAGATCTGCATCTGGTATATCTAGAACAAAGGAAGTGATTGATCCAACGGGTGCGTACTCCAATGTGTCAACTTTTGCTGATGACGGAATAATTTATAGAGAAGAGTCCATACCACAATTTACTTTTACATTTACCAACAGGAACGAAATTTTAGATGTGATCAATAGCAAAATTGAAAGCAAATTATCTGATGCATATTCTCGACAGTTTTATTATCAAAAATATGGAACACAAGATTTATCAACATTATCGGCAAGTTGGGTATCAACAACAACCAGCACTAATACAAATACTGGATATTTTGTAGCAGGCGGTCCATTGACCGTGGGATCATTTTCAACCAGTAACTTGAAACACGCAAAACCGGGAGCATTGATAAAATTTGTTTCACCCGACACAAGAAAATTTTTAAATGGTGTATTGGTATCGTCGACGACCGATGTAGCAGAAGATAGGGCATGGGCAAAGATTTCGAATGTGGTGGGAGATGGTGCAAATTCCGGTCTAGGAAATTTAGAATCAGGAGTTGGACCTATAACGTTAAATGATATCATTCCTTCGAATGCAGTTTTATCAGCAGTGATTCCTCCTTTCACAACCCTGTTACCTACAGAGTTGAAAGAAGACATACAGAATAGAATTGAAACCTACGAAGAGTTTGGATTAAGGTTCGACGAACAAGACGGAGAATGGAAAGTAATCACTTCGTCAAATTTAGGTTCATCCAACACATTCTCTTTGAACAATGCGGGCACAAACACATTGACCAATTCGGATGATAGTTGGTGGTTTAAACTTACTAACGATGGTAACACTTATACCGTGCAGTATAGATCATTGGATTATGTTTTTGAATCGGTATCGGAAAATAAATTTCATTATGATAAAACAGATAAAATCTACGATTATGTTTCAGGACAAACAGTAAAAGATACAGTAAAAATTCTTAAAAGTAATACTGTTCCAAGTTCCGGTACAGTGATAGGTTATCCAATTAATTGGCAAGTGGTTGACACAATCACCGAATCGGATGGTTATCAAGATAATAGAAAAGTTAAGGTTGGTTTTTTTGATCAAGACGACGATGGGGTAGTTGATAATCCGGAAATTTTTGATATTATTGTGGAACCATCACAAAATGTTGCTTCCAAGTATGTATTTTTTGAAAAATATATCAGTTATGATAATATTGAAAGATACAGACCCAAAGATGCAACCAGTTTTATTGTGACGGAAAACGAATCAAGCATAATATTACCTGGAAATTACGCAGACAAACAGTTATTTTATTTTTATTCCAATGACTCAATTAAACATTTCGATTCAGTAACGACATCTTTGGTAACGAACACAAATTATATTGCGAGAATTGGAAGAAGTTCTATAGAATTCCAATACAAACATTTTGTTGGACAGTCAACTAGAGTAGATCCTGCACAAACAAATATTATGGATATCTATTTGTTGGAGAGATCGTATGATCAATTATTTAGAACATGGTTAAGAGAAGGTGGAACACAACCAAAACCTTCAACATCAGACCAATTACGAATTTCTTATTCAAATTCACTTAATTCTTTGAAAGGATTATCTGATCAAATAATTTATCACCCGGTCAAATATAAAATTTTATTTGGATCACAAGCAGACGAGGCCTTCCAAGCAACATTTAAAGTGGTCAAGAATGCAAGTTCAAACATTACAAATGCCATAATCAAAACCAAAGTTATACAAGCAA